ATAAAACGCACACACTGTCAAATTGCCGAGGGGGGGGGATGGTGCACTAATGGCGAAAGCGGGCAGAAAACAGAAGCCTTTGGAGTTAAAAAAACTCCACAAAACACTGAGAAAAGACAGGCAGGATGGCAAAGGTGTGCCCGCTACGGTAATAGATTTTATTCCACCGGCACCAAGTATTTTAAACAAATATGGTAAGGAAGAGTGGAATATTATAGTACCCCAATTGCGTGAGTTGGGTTTACTGGCTAAAACAGATATGGCCATGGTAAAAGCATACTGTATCAATTGGGGTAGATATGTGGCGCTTGAACATGAGTTATCTAAGGGTGATAGGAAGTTTACAACCGACAAAGGAAATGTTATTGTTCATCCGATGCATTATGTACAGCAGGATGCTTTGAAAGCGGCTATAAAAATTGCTACAGAGTTTGGTTTTACACCATCATCGCGGGCTGGAATTAAGGTGCCGAAGCGAAAGGCGACAGATCCGCTGGATGAGTTGATAGCAAAATCACGAGCAAGCCAATGAAAAAGCAAATTGATACATATGCTCGTGCTGTGGTGGCCGGAAAGATATTAGCCTGCAAATGGGTTAAAAAAGCATGTGCCAGATACCTAGATGATTTGAAAAGGCAGAAGCAAAAAGGTTTATACTTAGATGAGGCTGCTGGGGAGTTGTATATAAACTTTATTGAAATGTTGCCGCACGTGAAAGGAAGATCAGCCAATGAGAACAAGAACCTGGTGCTGGAGATGTGGCAAAAATTTGTTGTTTGGAATTTGTTTGCGTGGAAATGGCTTCGCAACGGATTTAGGCGATTTAGGCATGTGTATTTGGAGATGCCTAAGAAAAATGGAAAGTCAACATTTGCGGCAGCTATAGCTCTTGCTATATTTACACTTGATGGTGAAGAGGGTGCCGAAATTTACAGTGCCGCTACTACCAGGGCTCAGGCAAATGAGGTGTTTGAAAAAACGGCCGTAAAGATGTGGCGAAAAACATCATGGCTTCAATTCTCATCAAGTGGAGATGAACGAATTAAAAAGTTGCAATACAGACTGGTGTTTGAAAAGCATGGTTCTATTTTTGAAGCACTTAGCGGAAAGGCAGATCAGGCCGAGGGAAAGAATACTCATTGCGCTATTATAGATGAGTATCATCTTCACAAAACAGATGATATGGTGAATAACCTAGTGTCTGGTGCGGTTAGGTCTCAACCCCTTATTATTAGGATTACCACCGCAGGCACCAACAAGATTGGTGTTTGTTATAGATACCGGAAACAATGCACAGATGTATTGAATGGTATTTATGAAAATGACACACTGTTTACAATGATCTTCTCGGTTGATGATCCTGAGAAGTGGAAAGATGAAGAGCAGTGGGCTATTGCGAACCCCAACTGGAATACAAGTGAAGAGCTGAGAGAAACAACGCGCTCTGAATTTATTGAGGCACAAAAATCAGTTTCGAAAGAAATTGATTTTAAGACGAAGAAACTGAGCATTTGGACGGGTACGGCTCAAACGTGGATAAGTGACGAGAGGTGGATGGCCAGCGCAGGAAGTGTTATTGAGGCTGAACTGATTGGCAAAGAGTGTTATGGTGGTTTAGACTTGTCGAAGTCTCAGGATATTACGGCTCTGTGCCTGCGCTTTCCAATGGAAGATGGCAGCTTTAAGAACCTTTATTATTACTGGGTGCCAAGGTTGAGGTTTGAAAAACGCTGCGAAGAAACAGCCGCGTTTTTGCAATGGGAGCGTGATGGTATTATATATGTAACCGAAGGTGACACCATTGATGATAAGTTTATTCGAGAGAAAATAAACGAATTAGCTGATAAATACCTGATAAAATCAATTGCATTTGACAGACACTTTTCAGTAACACTGGTAAATGAATTAACCAGTGATGGATTTACCCTGTCTCCATTTGGCCAGGGTTTTGTGAGCATGGGCGCACCCACCAGTGAACTTGAGCGCCTGGTGCTTGAAAAGAAAAATCACCATGGCGGAAACCCAGTGCAAAGATGGATGATGAGCAATGTGCTTATTGTGCGCGACCCGGCCGGTAATAGAAAGATAGATAAGAATAAAAGCAGCGATGCTGTTGATGGTCCTGTGGCCGAAGCGATGGCACACGGTGAATATGTTAGCCAAATGGCGTTGAAACAAAAAGAAGAACAAGAACATCCAACCCTTACAATATGGTAGCAACACCAAAAACCCCGCAGCCCGATAAAATACCGGCAAGCATATTGGCTTTGGCTAACCCAAGCCCCAAGGCCTTTATTGATGAGTTTTACAGTAGGCGAAATAGTTATGAAACACATGAGCAGTGCTGGGTTTCGGTTGAGGAAACATTTCAGATATATTTTGGCAGAAATAGGTATAGCACATTTGAGGCGTTTAAAAAAGCGTTGTATCGACAAGCAAAAAAATAACGTTGCAGTATTGGTGTCCGTTGCCCATGAATGACAGATGAACTTCAATAGAAAAACGAACTTATGATAACAGATAAAGAACCTACGAAGCACAGCAATGGCACCAATACGTTGTTACCTGCTGTTGCGCCTACGCTCACACTGAGCACGGATGCAAGAGCTTTGGTTTGTGCGGTTGGATTGCGGGGGCTTTTGCATTGGTGCGACTTATGAAACACGGTTCTCTCTTTTCAGGAATTGGTGGTTTCGATTTAGCATCACAGTGGACTGGATGGGAAAATGTATTCCAGGTTGAGATAGATGATTACTGCCAGAGACTTTTAAAACAACACTTTCCAAATGTTAATAGATACAGAGACGTCAGAGAATTTGACGGAACAAAATACAGGGGCGCAATTGACATTATCTCTGGGGGCTTCCCATGTCAGCCCTTCAGCGTTGCCGGTAAACGTAAAGGCAAAGAGGATGATAGACACCTCTGGCCGGAAATGCTTAGAGTTATTAAAGAAATTAGACCTGCCTGGATTGTTGGCGAAAACGTTACTGGCATCATCGGAATGGTACTCGAACAAGTATTATCTGACTTGGAAGGTGCGGGGTATAACACCGAAACATTTATCATTCCAGCTTGCGCTGTCGGGGCGTTGCACAAAAGAGACAGACTTTGGATTGTGGCTCACGCCAACGGCAAGCGATGGAAAGATGAGCAAAAAGAAAACAGACAGTTGCTATGTGACCGAATCAGGAACGGTAAGACTCAGGAACAAAAAGGGGAGTTCATCGAATGCGGGACTATCGAACATGGTACAATTTTATCCGACACCAAGAGCATCCGACGGGAACAGTCCGGGCATTCACGGAAACGGAGGACAGGATTTGAGAACAGTAGTAGCAATGATGGAAGGACTTTACCCAACACCAACGGCACAGGACGCGAAGAACTTGACGCTACCACCATCACAGAAGGACAGAGATTCAATACCCGGAATGCTATTGAAGGAAGGAGTTACTGGCAAGTTGAACCCGCAGTGGGTAGAGTGGCTGATGGGATACCCAATCGGGTGGACAGAATTAAAGGATTAGGAAATGCAATCGTTCCACAAGTAGCGTATGAGATATTCAAGGCAATCGACAGCATCGCAAAAAATGGCATATAGCTTTGGCTATGTGCTGTTTTTTGTTGGACACTCTTCTTCGGCAAGTGCGGCTGCAAGAATTGGCTCTTTGCCTTGCTTTGGAAGTGGGCTGGATGTGTGGCATGGCAATGTGCCAAGGCGCGGATTGCACACTCTGACTTTAGGCGCAATTGCAGGTAACGTTAAGGTGCTTTGCGTTCGGTTTTGTGCGTGGGGCTTGTGAGTGGCAAAACTGACGCAAAACCCGTGTTATATGAAGGTGGAATTTCACGCACTACACCCGATTAGAACACGTAAAAAGAAAAAGAAAAATGAGCGTGGGAAACAATTAAATCATTTAAAATGCAAAAGAACATTTTATTATTTGACGTAGAAAGCACAAGTTTACACGGAACAGGATTTGCCGTTGGTGCTATTGTAGTTAACAGGGGCGGAACAGAACTTGACCGCTTTGAACTCCTAAGTAAGGAGGGTGCAGAAAAAGCAAATGATTGGGTAAAACAAAATGTAATACCAAACCTTTCTGATATGCCGACTTGCGAAACAGACAAAGAGCTTCGGGATGCTTTTTTCAACTTCTACTTAAAGCACAAAGAAACGGCAGAAGTTTGGAGTGATGTAAATTTTCCAGTTGAAACAAACTTTTTACACGCTATTGTAAATGATGCACCGAAAGAGAGAGAATGGTCAATGCCATATCCCTTGTTTGATGCTTCAACATTAGTAGATGTAAGCATTGACCGATGTGCAGAATGTGGAATTGATGGATTGAGAAAGCACAACCCACTTGATGACAGCCGT